TCACATCACCGGGCAATCATCAAACTCGCCAGAACGCGCATCGTTGATGATGTAAGTGATCACCCCGAATACCGGACGCGAAGTGTCGGATACCTCATCCTTATCTGGCAAACTCTCCCGTTTACCGTTCTCAAGGTTTTCCAGGTGTGGCCGCGGGTGTGTGCGATACCGCTTAATCCTAAACTCACCGCTATCTGTGCAAACCAGCAATGAACCGTCACATGGAGACAGTGACGCGTCGACAACCAGCAAAGCACCGTTGAGGATACCTTCCCGGTAATGCGTTGCACCGGCCCGCATAAAGTACGTAGCCGCTGGCCTGGTGATGATGCGCTCGTCAAGCGATATACGCTGTTCAACGTAATCCGTAGCCGGCGAAGGAAAGCCCATTAGAAAACCCTCCCCATGTTACGTAGGATCCAATAACGGTTGTCGCTTCCGTCGGTCGTCTTATCCGCGAAGCCTGGATGGTATCTCTCAATCCATGCGTTAGCGTCTGCCTGGCTGAAATGCCAGTTCTTCTCGCGCAAATTATTGATGAATTTGTTTGTTTTTAGGCAAAGGTAGCCCTTTGGATTCTGTTCTATAGAGGCTAAAAAAGCTGCATGAATATCTGATTTACGAGGCATAAGTATAGCCCTCATGACACATTGACTGTATATGCATACAGTAGTATTTTTATTTGCAGAGATCAAGTAAGCGAGAGGGATGGTTATGTTCGTTGAACTAGTTTATGACAAGCGTAATGTTGAGGGGCTCAAAGGGGCCAGAGAGATCATACTGGCCGAGTTGAAGAAGCGGGTGCACCAGATTTTCCCCGATGCCGAAGTGAAGGTGAAGCCAATGCAAGCGAACGGCTTGAATAGCGATGCAAGCAAAAGCGATCGGGAAAAACTGAATCGCATGCTGGAGGAAATGTTTGAAGAGTCCGATATGTGGCTGGTTTCTGAGTTCCCGACAGTTCGCCAGGTTGGCCTATAAATTTTGTTCGGGTAATATTCCTGACGTTTGCTCGGGTATGAACACTGAGCACCCTGCCGCCTCCCGTTTCTGCATACGACGGGAGGCGGTTTCCTCGCCCGGTGCCTGCGTATATTATTTACGAACCTGACTGGCTAAGCTCAGAGGCAATTTTCACAGCGTTAATGACGTCACGAGCTTTTTCCGGATCGTTAATCACCAGTTCCACCAGGTTAAATAGTTCTTTGATTGCTTCAGTATGATATGCAGCAGCCACACCCGATGTATCGAGAAATTTAAAATTCTCGATCACCCTGCCGTCGCTAAACTTGCGGTCTCCGTATGTCTTAACTGCATCAGGACACCACTTTTCAACATCCTGAGCAATTAGGCCTACGCCTCGCCCACCATCTTTAATATCATACGTTGCGCCACGCAAAGAGAGCACGGCAGCAAGGGGTTGCGCTACCGGCTCAATATTCGATTTGTGGCGCTCATCAGAACCATTAACCCACGGTCCTTGCGAAGTAGCAGAGCCATCGTAATTGAATGCCCAGTATTTTGAAGTGACCGGACCATAGTAGTAAATTGTATAAGCTAAGGTATCAGTTCCCGAACCTCGGGTTATACCTGTAATCCAGCTATCGCTATACCACTTATAGTGAAACGCGCCAACAAATCCTGTAGCGGCAGTGTTTCCATCACCAGATATGGCTTGAATGTTGTTATCTTTGCCAACCCCCTGCTGCACTTTTCCTTTAAGCACAAAACCTTTTGCCATATCAACATCAAGCCCACCGTTGGCAGAAATAAAAGAGTTAGCATCGGCAGCGATTGGCGCGCCTTTCAAATTCAGTTGGCCTGTAAGCGTTCCACCTGAGGTTTGCAGAGCTCCTGCAATGCGTGAATCATCCCCGGCCGCCACCGTTCCCGCCGCTGTTCCGACGTTCCTCGTGGCGCTGTCTCCTAAACCGAGGTTTGTGCGAGCGCCTGATGCGGTTGTCGATCCGGTACCGCCCTGGTTAACAGGTACGGCCCCACCGATCTTGGTTGCCATATTGTCAGACAGATATTTCCATGACGGTCCGGTGAAGATAGTGCCGTCTGGCAACTTCACTGTGATGTTTCCGGCGGCGCTGTAAACCTGCTGCCAGTTCTGTTTGTCGTAATTCAGTCCACGCAGCGCTTCTGCACTTTGTGCCACCAGCGCAGCAGTTACCATGTTCAGCGCAACGCGGGGAACAGCTGACCAGGCCGCGCCGGCCTGAGTAGGCCCGGTAAAGTTACTAACCAGAGTCACCTGGGTATTACCGTCAACCGTTTTTACTGGCAGCGTATAATCAACGCCGCCCACAGTGGAGACAATAAAGTCACCTGCGGCGAGTTCGGCTGCGAATGAGGTTCCGGAACCGCCAACAATAGCGGACCCGTTTGTCAGGTTGATAGTTCCTGCAGACATTATGAATCCTTAATCATATTTTGATGCATTAATGACCAACATTGAATTGCTCCATATGAAACCCGCCGGACCAGATGTGTTTGCAACTTGTCGGCTTGGCGTGGAAACAATGCTTCCACTTGCTGATGATGAAGATACGAATATATTCCATCCACCAACCGATGAGTTAACAACTGAATATACTGACATCTGCACAGGACACACGGCGGCAAGATATCCAACATCAATACGGGTGTTTGTTCCCTGACTTGCAACCTGATAGCACTCAAGTGGCCTCATATTTCCGTGATAAATCATTTTACCTGAAGCGTCATACATCGCGATCCCAAATGCTGGAGGAGAAACCACCATCGCAGCAAAAGCATAAATATGGATACTCCCCACACCTGCATTAACATCAATCCTGAGTGAGTTGTATCCGTTTTGGTCAATCTGGCTGAATGATGCGTACAATTCATTCTGCATTCTTACAAAGAAGATAGCCGGTATTCCTGATGGGATGCGCGTCTGAAATACCTCGCCATTAATTCCAGCCATGACACCCTTATCAATAAGATTCATCGGTGTTACCTCAGGACTTAGCCATAGAGTTCCGTCCGACTGCAAAATCTGCATACCATATGACATCACTACCCCCAGTAAACCATGACAAAAAATGTAGAATTCCCTGCAAGACCGCTCCACGTCACAGTATTTCCGCTGACGCTAACTGACGAATTACCTGCCGAACCATTCCAGAGCATGGAATTTATCACTAATGCCTTAAGCGTTTTACCTGCCGGTGGGGCAGGGTATGTTTTGGTCCCTGATGGCGATGTCAACTTGTCAAGGAAAAATATGGGAGTAATTAGGCCAGTTATATCCACTCCAGTATCATCAAATATTTGGTATCCATAGCTCATCGTGGGCAGTCTCCATGCATAAATGAAGTCGCTGGCTGCCAGCGACCATAAAAATTCACATACGATTGCCCTGGTGCTGCACGATAATAAACTCGCCCAAATCTGTCATGCCTGACCGCATTAATCTTCACAGGATAATCACCTCCGACCACAAATGTTTTCAGCGTATAAACTGCTGTGCAGTCAGCATCAACCGTTGATTCTTTATAAGCGCATCCAGTCAGGATAAAACAGGTTGTAATAGCCAAAAATTTAATCATCATAATTGTCCTATTCTTACGCGAAGCGTTCCATTCTGATCATAAACATCCATGCGGGTATTATTCAGCGTTAATCTGCCCTGCCCTGATGTGGCACCATTCATTTCCAGTGTGCCACTTTTATCCAGCCTCCATCCGACAGACCCTGCAACATAATTGTTGGACTGGATGAAGTTGCCGATTTTGGCGTTATCAACACTCCCGTCCTGAATGAAAGCAGATCTGATAAATACTTGGCCGTTATAGACGAAGAAAGCAGCTTGATAATTCCCAGGATCACTCCCCGAGTAAATACCGAATTGGTCAGCAGCAAAAACTACTGTGGATTTGTAGGACCAGCCAGATGGCTCAATGGACATTCCAAAACCAGTGTTGTATTTCACACCGTTGCGGATGATGCCAAGGTTCAGTGTGTAAGAGGCTTTAGCTGTTCCGTCACTGTTTACTTCAGCTGTCATTTTCTGATTAACAGCTGACGTCAGCGAATTCAGATCGTCATTGATATCCCCGATTGATGCCTGCACGTAGGTTGACAGATCAGCAAGCCCTTTATCCACTTCAGCTACAGTCGTTTTTACTACCAGAATATCTGCTCGCACCTCCCCATACTGCTGGTACTGATGTTCAACCGTACCGTGATTAGCCAGTGCGTTCGACATGACGCCTTCCAGGTTAATGTCGACACCTTCCTGAACATTTTTGAACGCATCTGACTCGCGAATCTGCTCATCAATGAGATCTATCATACCTGGAATATCGGATGACGCCTGACCTGACGCCTCAACGAACTCAGACACACCAAAAGCATTCCTGGTGCGCACATAAACGTAATACGTTTTATCTGCTTGTAGGCCGTGAAGCGTCCACTGGTTTGAGCGACCCAAAAACTGCGCCAGGTCTTCGATATTAGCTGGATCGGTAATCTTGTTTTGCCCTGAGTACCAGAATTCGAAAGAAGTATCTGTGGTAGCGGTGATACGCATGACTGGCACCAGGTCAGCAGAAAACAGGCCGGGCGTCCAGATAATGCTGGATGGTGCAGGTGGCGCACCGATAATCATACTGATCTGCGTTTCAACACCTTTCATCCCGTTTTCATTGCGGCCACGAACACCCAGCGTGTAGCTACCGGCGGCCAGCCCATAAAACTCATACCGGAACTGGTCTGTTTCGTACTGAGAAACCACTTTCCCATCACCCGAGTAGACATAAAGTTCGAAAACAAGCTTTTTGGTCGTCGTAGCTGTTTCCCATGTCGCCATAACCTGTACCGTTTCCGAATTGGTGTTAATAATCCGCAGGTTTTCAACGTTCGGAACGCGGTAGCCATTAAGCGTGTCGTTAGGAATTTCGAACACTGCGCCTTCATCCACAATGGCCTGTTTATTCGGATCATGCTGTGACGCAGTAATACTGTATACGGAATTGTTTTCTGTCTCTGCGACGCTGAGGATACGAAATAACCGAGTTGAGACGTTGCTGGTAGAGATAGCAAACACTGTTCCATCCCGCACCCATGATGGAGTCGTCTTCAGGGTTACCACGTTGTTAGCAACGCCATCAATCACGTACTTCACGAACTTACCGCTGCTCCCCATGATAGACATGGTATCGCCGCCAGCTATAAGCGATGATTCGACAGCATCAACGGTAATTTTATTGCCTGAATGTGACATAATTCTGCCGCCGAGCCGCGCGCCAGCATAGTTGTTGTCCATGATTTCAACTATGTCACCGGGCGTGAAATGAATGGCATCTCGGGCCATCTGGAATGTTAATCGACTGCTCTCACGCTTTGCAGTTTCCAGTAGCCACTTCCCTGCTCGCCATGCCTGCCCGCGAGAGGTACACCCGAAAGCCTCAAGGGTAGTCTCGTTGTAATTTCCACGTGCAATCATGTCGTCATCGGATACGAACTCTTTTACCTGCTCCCAACCGTTATCCGGGTCGGTCCATGACACCACCACTGCATTGTATTTCTCAGAGCGCTTCACAGAGCTTCGCTTGAAGTTGCCATCAACCACGTTAGCATTCGTGATTGTCGCAATCGGATCTTGTGGCGCATCCAGCATGACAGACAGGCGCACACCGTCCCACAATGCAATTCCACGGAACATGCTCGCTATCTTGTCGAGAATGTCTCTCGCACTAGCCTGCTCTGTGATGTAGGCGTTTAGCGTCATGCGTGGTTCTTTTCCGCCGTACCCATCATCAACAAGCTGATCGCAATATTGAGACAGAACATAGAGTGCACCGTCATCAACATCTATGTAGCCGGCACGTTTAGCCAGTCCGAAACGGGTATTCTTCGCCAGCTCTCTGAACAACCATGCCGGGTTATTGGTCCAAGCCTGCTTAAATCCACCCAGCCATAAACCGGAGTAAGTGCGGGTTATCGGGTCATAGTTGTCTGGTACAGACACAATCAGCCCGCGGAGATGGTAAGTACGGCTTGGAGTGTCAGTGTACTGGTCACGGTCGATAACAGCGCCAGCGATGGCTGAAAATGGATAGCTCAGATTGTCGTCGGTGATTTCACTGTAGCTATTCCAGGTAGTGCCGTTGGACAGCAAATCGCTGCTGCTGTCAGGTGTAATGCGGCGAACACGAATATCAAACGGCTTAATATCCGGAGCATCAATCAGATGGGCCTCAAGATATTCGCCTGATATCTTCCCGGTGATAGTCACGGTCTTTTCAATAACCCAGCCTGAAGCGCCAGTTCTGCTCTCCAACACCAGAGTGACGGACGTGTTTTTCTGATTTCCTTTGGTGTCCTGCTCGACCAGTCCGGTCACACCAACGTTAAACCGCACCCGGGTAACGTCCTGATCGGTTATGGTACGAACCAGCGGAGTATCATAGGTTACTTCGGTGTTTACGATGGTGGTCGCTTCAATAGCAGAGAAGCCATTAATGGGGGATTGCGTTTCAGAGCCTGGGCGCCAGGCGACGCTGACACCATTTACGCTGACACTGCCTGTCGCATCAGTTACGGGAGTCTTATTGAGCTTGAATGATGACAGGTGTTCCTGATCAACGGGCCCATAGATAGGCCCTTCGCTGATGAGATCCAGTACCCGGTAAAATTGCTTTGACTTGAGGTTATCGTCGAGGAGTTTGGGGGTTGATGCTTTGCCGCCGCCTGAAGACATAATGCCACCTTAGCTAATAGATTCCGTCCAGTCCTGGTTGTTGCTTGTGTCGATACCGAGTGAAATTACGTTCGAACCGACCTCCATTTCTCCCAGTAGGAGTGGCACCGCGCGCCCCTGCCCCACCCGGTTCTCAGCACTGGTAAATGAGTTATTTGTGAGCGTATTGGTCTCTGCGGCTTCTGCGGAGGTTTTGGTCTTCATGTTGCGTGACATGTAAACCGAATAAGCTATAGACGCTACGCTAACGGCAACCGCAATCCATGCGGCCGCAGCGGCGGTGATCGCCCCCTCCACTACCGGCACGAACAGGACCACTGAGCCATCTTTAAGGTGGCGGTCCATATGCCATTGCATCGCAGATGCCTCAATATCCTCGCCCGCTACCCGCACACGCAGCTTTGTATTGAGAAAGGCTTTTTTGAAGGCGAAATCCTGCGCCAGAAGAAGGCGTAATCCCTGCGCGGGAGTGTCAACATTCAGGGGTATCTGGCGGTAAAATCGGCGTAAATTGCCTGCAAATTTAAAGATGAGCACTGTTCGTGTCTCCAGATTGAATGCGTCTGCTTGATGTATGCCGGGCGCATTTGTTCTCGTCTGCTGAGGTGTCCGGCGTGGTCATGGTGAAGTACCAGGTTGTCATGAAGGAGAATCATTGAGTGGCATGGGTCGGCGCCGGGGAATGGCTGCCTGATAATGACGTCGCCTGGCCTGGCATCCTGCATAGATACCTGATAGAACCCGTTGGCCGGCATGTTAGCCAGATAGAGATTCTCTCCCCGCAGCCACCATCCGTTAGTGCGCTCAAAATCAGGCAGGTCGATTCCGCAAAGGTGGTATGCGTCCCGAAAGAGCGTGTAGCAGTCCATGATGCCGTGCTCGAACTTGCGCCCCAGCAGGTGTGGCACAGGCCTGTATTTTCTCAGATGCCCGCCAGATGCGAGCCACCATGGCAGCCCCGTCATCACTTGCGTCTGCCGGTCAGCACCTGAAAGCGCTGGCTGGCTTTGCGGGTGCGAATGGAAGACCGCTGTAATCTCCCCTTCTTCCTCCGCCGCAAGCCAGTCATCGTCACTTATGCGGAAATTATGCCAGGGCTCTGGATGCACATTCCGACAGCGAAACACTCGCTCGTCGTTCAGGATTAGCGCGCACACTTCATCCTGCGACGATGCCGCATAATCGAGTAATTCTTGCATCAGGAGACCTTTTGAGAGCCGGGGAAACTGCTTATTGGCATTGGTTCAGGACGTGGGTAGCGAAACCGGCAACCGGTACGACGGTGGGAGCATTTATCCTTCGCTGGATCAGTGGTTGGGTTGTCACGCTCATCTGCAACAGGCGGCCCGTCATATCCACACCCGACGCCGCGATACTGCCACTGGCATACGTCGGCGAGAATGGTACGGGCCGGGATGATGGCGTTGTCGCAGTCAATCGGTGTCGCCAGCGTGTATGTCACCTGCTCGAAAGTCTCCTCTGTCATCTCCTCGACAACGTAGCGGGACACCGCCTCCTGTGTCGGGTCCGCGTCAGGGTTCCCGTTCGGGAAATTTACCGCGTCCAGGTACTTCACCGGAACCTGTCTTCGGGTAATGACTACTCCCAGCATGTCATCAAAGTCATGGTTGATGCCAGTCAGTAGACCGGTAACGTTCGCCACTGCCATTGACGGGCGGGCATACGTGCCTTCGTTCTTTGACTCGAATCCCTCCACCGCTATCGGATATGCCTGGTACTGGTTACCTTTCCAGATAACGTTGCCGTAGTAGCCGTTCGTTCCAGAATGGAAGCGGATAAGGTCGCCGCCGTATGGCTGCAGGTCTGCTTCAAAAAGGTCGATGAAAGCCCCGACTCCCGCATCGACACTATCGATAATTAAATTCACTGGTATGTCGCGCACGGCAAACTCCCATTTAAAAAGCCACCCTTGGGTGGCTTATCTTGGCACTTGTTCAAATGTGGCCGTTAGTTCGTATAGCGGCCCGGTCTTTGTCATGCTCCATGATCGGCAGACAAATAGCTTCTGTACTCCAGTATCAGATGGCGTCCAGTAGAACGCTTCAACGGCCATTCGCGCTATAAGGAAAGCATTGGCCTCCTTAGCCGCATTTGGCCGATTGCAGCTACCGTCTACCCCCTTGAACGTCAGCGAATACTTGGCCATTAGTGTGTTTATACCCTTCGTTTGGCGCTGCTCATAACCATCACCAAGCTTAACAACAGCGACATTAGGCGTCCGTTCTGCCGAGTAGCCTTTCTGTGGTGACCAGGTAAATATCTCTGGCACGATTACCTCCGTAGTAATCCATTCGGACGCTGCTGGTCCCGGATGGTGTTCAGGCTTACCTGCTTCATCATCTGCGACATCTTCGCCATGGTGGCATCATCAATGCCACCAGTTGTGTTGATTTCAAAGGTGATGTGCTGGACGACGCTACCGCCAACACTGCCACTACCCTGCATATCCCGGTTGCTAATCACCCGCCCATTGTCACCCGGTATCATGTACTGACTGCCGTTGCTGGCTTTGAAAATCTCAGGCTTGCCACCTTCGCCCACACGGTACATAGAACTGGCTGATACCGTGCCGCCGTGTTCGCGCCCGCCACCATATGAGATGCTCGCAACGTTCGACAGCAATGACGCTCCAGCAGAGGCGATGGCTGCATAGTTCGCAAGTTTTTGCGCTGGAGTCAGCGCTGTCGGATCAGCCATGGCCTGCATGATTGCGGTATTCAGGCTGAGGGTAGACTGGGCAATCGCAAACGCTTTACTGGCTGCGAACATGACCTGGTACGCCGCGTTACTCTTGCCAGCGGAGTCAGCAATTATCGAAGCCAGACTATCAAAACCCTGGGACGCAGAGCCCAGAATAGAAAGAACGGATGCTCTTTGCTGATCTGCCTCAGTCTGCGCTATTTGCATGCGTGCGTTTGACGCCTGCAGTTGGATGGCAGTTTTGGCGTCTTCGTAAAGCTGGGTATTTTGCTTATCCAGTTCCTGATATTTAGCTATGGCCTCAAGCTTTTGTGTTTCCTGGAGATTGATTTGCGCCAGCGGATCCACTGATGCCCCAGTGATAGGGTTGACCGAGGTATTTCCGGCAGCTATCTCCTGTTTGGCATACTTCTGTCCCTGCTCAGCCTCTTTGCGCTTCTGAATGGAGATTGCTGCCTTTTCGTTTGCCTCACCAAGAGCCCTCGCTTCCGCTAGTTGCTGCTGAGTCGCGGCGCTACCAAGAGACTGCTCCGCACGAAGACCCGCCTCTTGAATACGGCGCTTTTCAATCGACTCTGTGGTCAGGTCTGATTGAGCGCGGAGATTAGCCAGTTTCTGAGAAATGGATTCAGCCTGCGAGGCGGAGGTCTTGCCCTCTTTGTTGCTCTCTTTCCGCGCCTCGGTAACCCGATAGGTTTCTGCGTATTCATCCTGAAGAGCTTTGATGCGCTTCTGATCTGTGATGCCAGCGTCTGCTGCATCATATTGAGCCTGCAGCCTGGCTCTGGCTTCGCCCTCAAGCTTGGCTAGCGCCAGGCGGCGCTCTGAGTTTTGCACCAATTTTTTGGTAGCCGCATCGTCACCTTTGGTGCCTGGGGAGTTGAACTGGTTATTGTCTGCGTCCTTTGACGCCTTAGCGCGAATGTGCGCAATCTCGCCTTCAACCTGTTTGAGTTGGAAAGCAGCTTGAGCCCTTCGCTGTTGAAATATAGTGTCCGACTCATACCAGCGCTGACCATCTTTAATCTCTTCGTTAAGTTCCTGCTGAAGCTTAATCAGCTTCGGCATGCGGGATGAATCACCAACGTTATTGTTGTAGTAGTTAAGGTTGTCAGCGACGCTCTGCATTAATCCTGCAAGCGTGGATGTAAGCCCAATCGCTTGGTTAAGATCATTAATCGCGTTTCTGAATGCAACATCCAGACTATTCTTCGCACGATCAACGTTGACCGGCATTTTTTCAAACTCAGCGTTCACATACTCAGTTTGCTTTTGAATGGCATTAAGTGCGTCCTGTGCGGTCAACTTCCCTTCGAGCATTTTTTGACGTAATTGGTCAGTAGAAATACCAAGTCCCGCAGCCATCTGCCTAGCCAGCTCAGGCATTTGCTCAACAATTGAGTTAAATTCTTCGGCTTGGATCGTCCCTCTTGACATGGATTGACCAAACTGACGAAGAGCATTAGACATCTCTTCAGCAGAAGATCCGCCAATCGTCCCTATCTTTTGTAGCGTTGAGGTTAATTGCAGAATCTGCGCGTTTGTGGCACCAGTGCTTTTTAGAGAGGTGGTTAATGATTCCCACAACTTCTCAGTTTCTGCCAGGCTGCCACCTGTCTCTGATGCAATCGCAGACAACGAAGACATGCTCTCCCTTGCCGCATCAACACTTGGACTTAAGCGGGTCACTCTCGCTTGGAGAGTTGCCATTTCATCGCCGATAGCAATCAACTTCTTCGCTGTATCAATAGTAATGGCAGATGCAATTGCGACACCGACCTTATTTAACGCCCCCTCAAAGCGACTAACTGACGCCGAAGCCCGGTCGAAATTGCCCCCCATCTTATCCAGGCGATCATTTACTTTCCGCTGAGCCTCAATGAGTTCGGCCACATCCATCTGAACTTGATAAACGATATTGCCAACCTGCTCGTTGCTAGCCATTCTTGTCTCCGGGCATAAAAAAACCCGCCGGAGCGGGTTTGTATGATATTTAAGGAATCAAATCTTGCCTTGAACCTTATATTCCAAATATTTTAGTTTTGAGGAAAATCCCGAATCAATTTTATTGCCAACTGATTCAATCGTCACATCAACGGAAGGCAAAGAATTACCATCAATTATTACAGACTCAAGGGATACCCAATCCTTGCTGAAGATGCTGTATTCGCATTTCCCCAAACCTTTGAGTTGTACTCCAAAAGCATTGCTCGCATTGAAATCTACAAATATTTCGGCACTTTTAAGCGTAAAAAGCCCGTTTCTCACCCCTTCGCGCAAAGCATCCGTCTGGAGGCTATCAATCTTCTTGTCACGTTCTTCGCCAGAAAGCTCTTTAGAGCTGATGAGAGCCTTCTCCATCGAATAGGATGCTGGTGATTTCATTCTTGACTTGATAATTGAGCTACATGCATCAGTCATTGCTGCATTCTGAGCATCCTGACCCGGAACCAATGCGATTGCCGCAACAGAGCAAACCAAAAGAATTACCACACCATAAACAATCAACTTCTTCATATCCCTATTCCCCATTGGTAAAAGTGGAAACATCCTACCCAGGAATAGCACAGGCGCAACGGCAAACGCTGATTTATTGATCTCAATCGACCGGGAACGGGAAAACCCGCAGTTAAGCGGGTTTGATTGTCACTACGGAAATTTGTAGTTAGAAAATTTTGCGAAGGTCTACGCCATATACGGCAATCCACGCAGCGCGAGGCCAGGACTTCACGGTGCCAAAACGCGGATCCTCAACCTCATGCGGTTCGGCGCTATTCTCCCTGCACCACTTGCGCAGTGGCTGCCATTTGAATTTCTGTCCGAGCTTTTTCTCTACCGGGATGATGGCGGCATAGTTTTTACCTTCCCCGATACGCTCAGCCAGTTTGTTTTTGGCTCGCACAGCGGCGGAAGCTGTTGCCATCGCGGTGACTTCGCGCTTTTCGGAGATCCAGCGCTTCTCTTTGACGGCCCGATCACGCTGTTCGGCGATGATGCGGTTCTCTTTCACTTTCGCCAGGAGGTCTTCCAGCGCGGCTTCGTAGGTAAGAGGAATCGCTGCAACCGGCGCAGGTCGGAAATATGAATCTTCCAGGCGCTCAAAGAAGGACCACGCTTCGTCAGTGTCGACTATCTTCGACATCCGGGCAGCGCCTTTCTCCGTCCATAAAGTTAGAGTGCGTACTTTGGTGGAGATTTGTGAGCCACTGTCAGTGGCTCGCAAATTTTTGAGGTCTGCGCCAGTCACCATGAAGTAGTGCTTCCCCTCTTCAAAGCGCTCTAAGTTTCGAGAAAGATTCATACGGATGCTTTTCTCTTCACAACCATATCCAGAGGCCAGCATCTCCGTGGTAACAACACGCATACCAGACCATTCCAGCACAGGGAATGCTTGGGGATCGACATTACGCTCGTGAACTGCTAAATTTAATGAAGTCATTCGTTGGTCCTTATGACACGTTTCATTGAAAGCCGGTAGCTCGAACTATCGGCTTTTTCTTTTTGCGCCATCCCATGCGCCCATCAGTGAATCCATCCGTCTTCGCCGCGAAGTTTTGCCAGCATCGGCTGAGCGTGACTTACGACAAAATTCTTGTCATCCAGATTTTTAGCTTCCCGGAGTAAAATCTTTTTGGTCTCTACAGTCATGTAGTGAATATCATGGGCAATATCGTACAGCGCCCCCGCATACTCAGATTTTGCCTGCTTCATCGCGGGATAAAGATTCTTGCTAACCAACTGGCTCCTTTCCATCCACAACTGCAGGTAACAAAGGCTAACCAGTTCCTCATCGGAGAATTGCTTAGCGATCGGTGAATGCTGCACCTCGCGATCCAGCACATCCAGCACCCAGCGTCGGAACTCTTTGGCAACTGGGGTTCGAGAAAACATACCCATCAGGTGGGCTCCGCGCAGAGAAAAAACGCGAGAATCCTGCACTCCACCGGGGGTGGTCACTTTAACCACCCCTGTCATATTTGCTGTAAATTCATCAGCATGCTTACGATAAAGGCGATGAATGGCTTTATCATCAGAGTAGCCGAGAGCCTCGCCTACCTGGGCAGCGGTCAGCCAAATCTGCCCTGCAACCTCCATGTAAGCGAAGTTGATATTCTGGAAAGTTAATTCGTAGTTATGTACAATATTCATGTCGATACTTCCGTCGCTGGATTTGTTCGATACCGAAGCCTGACGGTCTGACCACCGTTGGGCTTCAACGTTTTTATGCTTGAGCACTTTTCTCACCTGCCAATCCGTACACCTTTCTCAGCTGGTAAATAAGCTCTGTATTAAACTGACGACACTCATCGCCACCGTTCTTCTCGATAGCCTTACGTACGTCTTCAGGGAAGCGAACCTTGCGTTGGTACATGTCTTTTGCCTTTTCCATTAAACCCTCCAGTAAATGCCCCACCGTGAGGCTTGATGTAAGTGTCACACCGTGCGTCATTGCTGTCAACCCCACGGTGGGGCATAATTTACTTATTGTGAATTTTTTGTAGGCATAACGCTGAACATGAGCAGAGAAGATCCGCAGCTACGAATCAGGCTTCCAGTTGAACTTAAAGAGAAAATTGAAGACTCTGCCAAAGCTAACAACCGTTCAATGAATGCAGAAATTGTGCAGAGGCTTGATGGTAGCTTTTTGGCAGAAGTGTCAGATGATGAGGTCATCTCTGCCGAAGAGGCTATTCAGATAGTAAGCAAGGCAAGGGATGAGCTATCAGCGATAATTTTCAAAAGAACTTTCTCTGAGATTAATAAAAAGGTCAGAATTGGTCACACCACCTTCCATATCCACCTTGATGATTTGGAGCTTGATGGGCTAAGCGATGAGGATTTCGATACCGTCTTCCAAAAAACTTTCCTACGCCTTAAAGAGCTTGGTTATGAGATATGGGAAAAAACTTGGGATGTGACCGGCTTCACTGCTGAGATTCCTGAGAAAAAGCCCACCTGAGTGGGCTACTTCTGCTTAGCCCTTCTCGCCGCCTGCTTCGCCAGGTAGTCATCAGCAACCGCGTCGTACTCTTCGCGGGTGAAGCCCTTCTGATCGGGGTATTTAGCAGCGAGTAGCAACTGAAATTTCGTCATTGTCAGGCTGGCTGCCTCCGCTTCACTCATACCAAAGTGCGCTTGTGCGGCCACGATGTAATCGATCGCCCGAAATTCGTTGGTGGCCTCGTTAGTTTCGTTGCGCTGCAGCTGACGAACCTTCGCTTTACCAACCACTCCATGCTGCATCAGGTGCCGGGCAAATATAATGATTTCGTCTTTTGGCATCAGGCCGGGCTGATATGCGATCGTGCCATCTTCTTCGACCCACTCACCAATAGCATCGGTAAGGTCATCATCGCAGCACGCCTGCAATACCAGCATTGACGCTAAGAGCATGTTGTCATTTGCAACGTTAAAAGACGGCGCCATCCAGTCAGGGATCACCTTAAATCCGGTTTCGCAGGTGGCCAAGAGTTTCTGGACCTCGCTTCCATGAATTTGTGCATAGATGTTAACGATCTCGCCAGGGTCACCAAGCCCCATCATTGCTGATAGCGATGGCCGCAGCAGGTAGTCCTTCCCGCCCTCCCGGCTGTCACTAATGGCTACCTCGCCAATTTCTTTCATGGCTACTACTGTCATGTTTCACCCAGGGTAACGATCATTATCAAGGGCAGCACGCCGCCCTTTGGAATGTCCGTTAGGTAACGGTAACCGTATGCACGGCTACAAAGTTGCCGTCTTCGGTGTTGATGATGATCTGCGCGCTGCCGGTGGCGACACGGTTCACCGTAACGGTGGTACCGGATGCCGTGGCAGTGGCTTTGGTTGGATCGGTTGATGCAACGGTGAAGCCCGTGTTGGTTGCACCGGTTGGCGCGATGTTCACCGTGAACGTGCTGGTACCGCCAGCCGCGCCAGTGCTGGTTGCTGGGGTTACCGTCACGCCAGTCACCGCTACCGCAGTGATTTCGTTCACTTCGATGGTGCTAGCGTCGCCGACTTTGAACTCAGTGGAGAACGTGACGATGTCGTTAGTGCCACCGTCAGAGCTCAGAGCCGTGATGTTCATGTAGCCGATGAATTCAACCGGGCCATAGTCCATGCGCACCCAGATACCAGGCTGGCGCTTTGCCTTCAGTTCATCAGCGAAATACTTGATGAACTTGCCGACACCGTACTGATCCAGCTTATCCTTCTTGCGCACCTCTCCTTCAAAGCTCAGCGTGAAGTCACTGTTGGTGATGATGGTCTCGACATAGCCGCCGCCGTCATCCGCATCAGAGGTAACCGAGTTCGGGTTGAAGTCGAAGCCTTTCGACGTACCAGCAGCCAGCGCCTTCCACTCACTTTCCAGTGGTTTGACGTCCGGGCAGCCATCGGCGACTTCCAGCACGACCGCACCGCCGAACAGGCGCTCGTTCGAGTTCTGGCAATTAGCCATGTGAAACTCCTCTTTGACGTATAAAAGAAAACCCGCCGGAGCGGGTTATTTGGTTAGGATGGCTATTCGCCGTAAGTACAGGCAAATTGGAGTCGGAAGACTATTCGCCCTTCTTCTGTTAGCACTGGCGCAGGAATCGCCCCCATATTCTGGATGTAGCCGATGCAGTCATCAGCCATTGGATTGGCCTGAACGTAATCGACTATGCGCTGTACGGCATTGGCGGCGTCGCCGCGCCTATCCTTCGCGCCGATCACATCGACGAGAACGTGATGTTCAGAGCCAAGGTCGTGACGGATGTTCGAACCACCGTTAGGCCGGAACACCATTACGGCCTGCGTCAGATCCTCCGGGTCGTCATACATCAACTTCTGCACCGTGAATCCGGCTGTCAGGCCAGCATCGCCGAACATGTTGCGCACCCGTTCATGCATCATGGGTGTCATAACGAAAGCTCCTTACGCATCACTGCATCGATAGCATCGCGCTCTTCGTTTGCGCCTTTTGTCAGGAACTGGGGCTCACCATGTGGATCCCAGTAGTTTCCCGTTCCAGTACCGCCGCCAAACTCCTGCCCAGCCCTAGTGGTTCCGAAGTGCGCGCGCGGCTGTCCTTTCAATTTACCCGGCATTTCGTGAACATAGGCCGCGTAATTGGCCGAGTAACCAACCCGTCCGGTAATCAGGACGCCACCAGCATCAATTTCCCGGAACTGGCTATTCACCAGCGTAGAGGTATCAATCGGGGTGTAATAAGCGGCCCGGGCACCAATAAGAATCAACGCTGACTGGATGGCGCGCACAGCCTTACGGCCCTGAACATCGTTTATGAGGTCGTTAAGGTGCTTTTTCGCCTGGTTGATACCCTTCACTTTGATGCCCATGATCAGACCCCAGTCAGTATGGCGAAATCGTCCGCCAGACGTTCGAAAGTGTCGGCGTAGCGGATAACCTGACGCACCTCGTCAGCGCCCGCCACAACCGGGTCAGCCTCAGTCGACACGCCAATCAGCAGGTAATCACCGGCCGCTGCGTGTTCATACTCAGTCCACACCGTATTTTTTACGACGATTTCAGCGCCCAGGCTGCCGATGCGCTTTGACAGGCCGCCTTCATAATCCACCATGATGACTTCCGGCGCGGCGTAGCCGTTTATCGGATCGCCGTTTTCATCTCTGCCGCCAGGGCCTTTGCGCCAGATAGTGGCTTTTGCAGTGTAAGACCAGTTCGCTACCGACGACATTAGCCCTCCTTCCAGCGCAGCACCTGCGCGCCAGTCGCCCGGATGCGCTCGCAGTTGATGAACCATTCGCCGTTTGACTTAACGTAGCCGGTGGTCTCCCGCCCGGTGTCGGTCAGCACCCATACGCGGGTGAATGGGCGCGGCAGTCCGTGCTTAACTGATTTGTACGTCATCAGCAGCCCCCGACCACCATGAACAGGCCTACGCTGTTTCCGGCGCTGATCGGCAACTCGCCGGTGCAACCGCTGATATCGAGACGGGCCAGCGAGTCGCGCAGCCATGTGATGCTGTCGTCGCTGTAATCGAACGAGCGGGACGCGCCAGACGGCGCACCCTGCGATTTGATGCGGCGCGCTCCGGACGACGTAGCCATAAGCGCGGCGGCATACATCAGAATCAGCTTCGCGGTGCACTCGTCATACCCTGCGCCATCGAGGCACGGGATAATCTTGTTCACCACGCAGAGAATCGGCTCCAGCAGCGCGCCCGGGATGGAGTAACCCAATTCACCGAGGAACGCCTGCACGTCTGCCGCTGTGATTGGGTCAGCCATGGTTATTTCGCCTTCTTCGATTTGCTGGCAGATTCTTCCTGCTGCTCTGCCTGCTCTGCCTGCTCTGCCTGCTCTGCCTGCTCTGCCTGCTCTGCCTGCTCTGCAGGTTTATCGTCAGCACCAGGAGTGGCAACTTCAAGTTCCTGCTCTTCAACTTCGCCAACGACCGAGACGCGGCCAGCGAAAGCAGGTGGCACATCAACCGCAACGAACTCATGACCCAAAGGCAGTTGCTGGAATACGCCGTTAATCGTTCCCCAGCAGCCAGTCTTCTCGACTTTTAACTTTTTCATGCTCTCTCCTGAAGAAAAGGGGCCGAAGCCCCTTAACCCTGTGCGTTGAACACTTTAGAGCGACCGTTGAAATCGCGCTTAATCTGCAGACCGACAGCACTCCAGACCAGAGTGTTGTAGTTGTCGAACGGATTCTGGCGCGGGATCATGAAGGTGCCCACCGGCGCGGCAATACGCGTCTTGATGTACTGCGAATTGCGCACGTACGCGATGAAGTGGTTACCAGTCAGCTTAAAGGTCTGGTTAACAGACTCGATACGGCCGTAGCGCAGGATGTACTCCAGCACGGTGCCTTCTTTGAAGCCGGCAGCGGAGGAATATGGTTTGCTCATGTTGCGCATGATGTCAGGCGACACCCACACCTTCACCTTCTCCTGCACGTAGTTATCGTCCAGGAGCTTAGCGAACGGGCCGGTGAAGAATGCGACCATCTCGTCAGGGGTGGCGGTGGTCAGGTCGATATTCAGACCGGACGCACTCAGATCCACCTGGTTGGTGTTGGCGTGGTTGGTGATGCCTGCGCCGACATACCCCTTCACCTTCACTTTCGCGTCACCAGACAGCATGTAGTCGGCCATATCCTCGCGGATGGCTGCAACGTGCGCTTCCTGGTCATCGGCCATTGCGTCAAGGTTTTCTGACTGCATGCCGTTCCACTCACGCCATTCACGGCTGTAGCCGGTATTGAAGATCGGGATTGGGTCACCAGCTTCGTCGTAGATGACTTTATCCAGTTCTTCCGGAACGTGGCCCGTCAGTGTGCGATGAACCTTGCCCGCGTCACTGGAGACGCGGTAAAGCGCCGCTGTCTTGCCGATAGAGATCGGCGTACCGAGACCGAGCAGATCATCCAGCAGGCCGTTGCCTTCGTCATTACGGAAGACTCGGGTAGTGATGTTATCCACTTCACGCCAGTAGTCTTTGGAGATCAGCGCAGCCTGGTTAACTTCCAGTGCGCCGCCATACTGGGCGGAAATAGTGTTCTGGTTGATGTTGAAGGACTCACGCTGCATCAGCAGCTGATTCCACGCCTGCTTTACCTGGTTATATTCAGTAACCAGCTTTTTGTTGAATACGATCATGCTCATGCGGTTGCTTTCCCTGATTTGCGAACTTTCACGAGCTGAGCTTCTGCGCCAACGGTGATTTTTTCGCGTGAATAAAAGAGGACCTGGTCGGTGGCTGGTGTGGTCGACTTGGCCAGCGTGCCGTCACCGGCAGAAACCAGACCTTCGTTTTCCAGCAACGCTTCGCCTGCTTTGACCAGCATGTGGTAATCCACATCGTCTTCGCACATGATGGCCGCGCCGGTATCACCTGCAGGAACCGAGTCGCGAATGTCACCACCGCCGATGTAGTTGTGCTGAAGAGCCAGGGCAACGCCTGCACCGCCAGCGACATTGTGAACTGCCAGTTTCCCCGTGCTGTCGAGCATCACCAGTGAGCCGGGTTTCACGGCCGCCGCCATGATTGCTTCAATGACCTGTGGGTCATTCTTACGGGCCGGGCCCGCGATTACCGTATGGAAACGAGGTGCGAGAGCCATTATTCAGGTGCCTCCATGTTAAGGATTTCACTCTGAGCGCCATTCCCCTGGAATGCAGGGTTCAGACCGGTGCTGGTCTGGCACTGTGAGTACAAGTCGTTCAACGCGTCACCGGACAGGGAGTTAACCGCTGCTTCGGTCATGAACGAGAATTTCGCTTTAACAGCGTCACGTTTGGTTTTCAGCTCGCTCTCAGCGTTCGCCTGCAGCTGAGTTTCCAGCTTGCTCAGCTTTTCGTTCAGCGGGGTGAGCGCAGCATTAACAGCAGCAGTAATCACATCAGAGTTGATCTGAGCCTGGCCCGGGTCGCCGCCACCCTCTTTCTTCTGCATCTGCTGGTTGTAGGCATCCCAGACCTGATCGTCGGTCAGCCCCTCGGTTTTAACGCCTGCGGCATTGAGCGCGGCGATCATCTTCTCTTTCATCGGGTTTGTTTCTCCGTTGGTTTTGACTTCGTACTCAGTTGGTTTGCGCACGACTTCTACTGGATCACCGACAAGCGTTACGACCTTGTCAGAGATGAGGTACTTCTGGTCGAAGAGCTTCGGTTTGGCGTTTTCGCCATCCTCTTCGTAAACGAAATGGTCAGGCCAGACACTGACGACGTAGCGCCACTTTTTGTCGTCCTGCTTGATGGACATGCGCAGCGCCTGGTAGATGTCGTCGAAGGACATCTCTGAAGCGTTGCTGATGAAGAATTTCACCTTGTTCCACCAGCCGTCTTTCATGCTGTTGGCTGCATCGATGAGGCTCGTCGTTTCAACATCCGCCTCTTGCCCGTCAGCATTGACGAACATGCCGACGCCTTCATCCGGCGTACCGGCGCCAGGCTCGTCGAGCAGGATCGCGATGTGGTCGAACTGCATGTTGTGAGCGACCCAGGAGTATTTCTTCTGCTTTGACTCTCCCGCCTTTTGCTCTTTGTTCAGCAGAAGACCTGTAGAGACATGAATCGGGTCGGCGTTATTGCCGGAAATCATGTCGTCCAGGCGCTGAATAAGGCGCTTACCGTCAGGCTTGGTGTCTGCCACTGCCTTATTGACGTAAACGTCCATCACGACCTTGTCGTTGGCCTTGCTGACGTTCTGAGCCCATGCCCCGGCGTAGTAATCGTTGACCGCCTGCGGGTCGTTGGCGCTAACGTATTTGCCGTTCACCATCGGGTGGCCGATCGGCATTAACTTGCGCTCCATCGTCTGGTAGCTGTTGTTAATCTCCTCCGCCGGGTACAGCCCGCCATTCATCACGATGTCATCGACGATCGGGACCGCACCACGAATGACGTAGTGTTCCTGGCCGTTGATGGTGGTCGTTGAGATGTTGGAGGCGTTGATGGCGAGGGATTTAACGTGGATGCTGGATAGCTTCACGTTGCGTCCTCTGATTTTCAGGCTGCTTTAGCCCATTGTTTACGTTCGGCTGCCAGCTTATCAGCCAGCCCTTCGTTGAAAATACTGCCGTCGTCGTTGAGCAGCACCGGAATCTGGCTGCAGTAGCAGTTATACCGGTTACCGTTCTCTGCGTAGAAGTCCCGCACCTCTTCGGTGGTGTAGACCTTTCCGTGACGGCTAGCGTGCCAGGTGCGCGTCGTAGGTTTGAGCGCTGACAGCCACAGCAGGCCAGTATTCAGCCCCAGCCGGTCAGCGGCCCAGTCGGTTTCGTTCCACTGCGCCTGCCGCAGCGCGCCGACCTGTTCAGTCTGAGCGATGGTCTTGGCCTTCGACATCGACACATCGAGGCGCTTACTAATGACGCTGGCCGTCTCGCGAGGGTTCACCCCACGCGCTACCGCATCGGTGATGATGTTGGCCAGGTCGCCGCGGGCAGTGTCGCTGATGACCTTCCAGTCGCTGAACGTTGTCAGCTTGGCGGAAGCAATCTGGTTTTGATAACCGGGACTGCTTAAAAGCTGCTGTAGCGTTGTCTGACTGGCGTACACCTGCGACTGCTGCGAGAGGTTGTTGAAGGCCTCCAGCGTGCCGCGCTGCGCTTCTGCGACGACGTAATCCATCGCCCAGAGGTTTTGCTCGCCACCATCCAGCAGATGGTCATCGAGAATAGCCTGTACCGCCTCCAGCAGGTCAGCCAGTTCCTGCGCCGACATGTCGTAGATGAACTTGCCAGCGTTTACCTGGTAGAGCCGCATATCCGCGCCGTGGTCGTGGCACAGGAAGTGCCAGTTGTGGCTGTTTACCTCACGCTCTCGCCCGGTCAGGCGCTGGTCAAACAGGGCTTTCAGCGCGCGCTTGATGCCGAGATACCGGTCCTCGATATCCCGGAACATCGCACTGACCTGCTTCGCCGATCGGGTTGGGTCAACCTTACTGCGCGGAACTATCGGCAGCCCCACCTTTGCCGTCTGTTCTGGTGTCATCGGCCAGTGGATCATCGGTAGTCACCTTCTCGTCCGGTTTCGGTGGTTCTTTTTGCTCCGGTAGCGGGTCAAGCCCCACAACTTCGCGCAGCTCATTGGCTGTAATCGGCGGCTCACCGCCATAGAAGCCAGTGGTTTTCTGCACAATGTCAGCCAACTTAGATGCGTTCTCTATCTTCTCTTTCTCGCCTGGAGCCAGCAGGTCGCTCCACGAAATGGTGACCTCGCCTTTGGTCGGTGGGTCGATAATCCCAAGCGTCCAGAAGCGCTCCAGCAGCGCAGTGATGCGGTCTGTCAGGAAGCCATTACGCCGCGTGTTTCGACGGATAGCCCAGTCCGTTTTATCCTCGTCGCTCGCCAGTCGCCCGGTCTGCTGACCGAACAGGATGGTGAACGGTATCTGTACGGAGGCGGCCAGTTCGTTCGCGGTGACTTCCCACGTCGGCCCCGGGTCGCCGGGCGTAACACTGAGAACATGCATCTGCCCGGCCTGCATGACAGCTGCCGCGTCAGTACCGCGATTCAGTTTATTGACCTTGTCGCCCATCGCCTCGCCGAGATCGGCATAGCCAGCCTTTTTGGCCTGGTCTGCCAGCGTATTCATATCGGTTTCTTTGCTGAACTCGACGGCGATCTGACGGCTGGCGTTCTTCAGGAAGCCTTCAGCGCCACCACCTGACACTTTCTCAAGGTCGAGGCCCTTGTTGTAGCCGGCTTCCAGCAGCGGGATACCGGACAACACGTTGTCGTCTTCAGAACCTTCGCAGAACAAGATAACGCGGCTCGGGTGTACCGGTTCTCCGCGCATCGGACCGACAAAAGGCTCATCACCAACCGGCTGCTCGTTGAAGTTGAACATCTTCGGCTGCCCGAAATTTTCTGACTGACGGTCGTTATCCCATTCGGCGACAGTTAACTGCGGCTCCCATACCGGGATAAGTTTTACCAACGCTGACTCGCCGAGTGATTTCACCAGCTTGATATCTACTGGCTCATTCCACGACTTATTATCTTTCACCTGCAGCAGCAGCGCGGAGTAGCATCCAACCATATTGCGGCGATCGGCATCCTTCACCTTCGGCCACAACTTCTTCATGAACTTGGTGACTTTCTTTTCCCAGGCGTTTGTATTCTCCGCCTCCTGCGCTTCATCACCGTCAACTATGACCGGATAGTCCTGCCAGCAACCATCCAGCAGACGATGTACCACAGCGAAGCCAGCGGCGTTGCGGCGGTACATGTTGTAGAAATCGTTGAAGGTGATCGTGCGTGGGTAGCCAAACTCCTGGTAAAGCGTCGGGCGCTTCGTGTTTCCGCCGCCGATGCCGATGGCATTCAGGTAATTCGCTCGCCGCATTTCAGTGGCGAGGTTGTTCACAGCCAGTTGAAGGCCGTTATCTTGTTCGCTCACTGGCGATGCTCCTTAGAAGAATACTGTGCCGACCTGCTTGCGGTTGTTCTTCGTCACAGCGAAGTAACGGAAGCTATCGGCACCGTGCGAAGTGGCGTCATGGAGAGGTTTGTCTTTCCAGCAGCCGCGCTTGTCGTCCCACTCCTTCCGGTAGCCCTCAAGGTGAGAGATGCCTTCTGAGCATTTCTCCTCATCGAATACGCATTTCGGGAGGATTTCACGCGCCGACTCAATGCCGGTATCGATGCCAGCTTTTGGCACAACGCGGAAGTTTATCGAATACATCTGGCCGTCAATCTCGTAACCCTCGCGCGCCAGCTCTTTGCGTGACTTCGCATCAGCAGCAAACTCGCGGTTTTCAATGTCGTGCGGTCCCCAGTGCTCACCGTACTCATAGCCGCGGTCCTTCAGCACCTTCATGTAGTGCCTCAGCCCCTCGCCGGAGTTTTCGTAATAGTCGATGATGTGGAACTCTTCGCCGACCTCACGAACGAACCAGATCGCCGTGGAGTCACCCACACCGATATCCCAGAACGTGTGCACCGGGAGGTGTGAGTTATCCGGCAATTGGCCGATCCGCTTGTTGGTGTAGAGCCAGCGGAACTGTTTGGCGTAATACGCGCCCTCAACCGACTGCTGGAATGCCTCGGCCGGAATGGTCGGGTATTCGCGCTTCATGTCGTCGCCGAGCGTTTTCTCTTTGGCGTAGTACCAGGCTTTCTGGCGTTCGTTGACGACTACGCCGTGCTTCGCCTTCATTTCAGCGAAGTACTCAAGCAGGCGCACCGGCAGAGATTCAACCGGGTCGATTGCGTACTGCGGATTCTTCCACCAGGAGAAGAAGAAAAACTTCCAGTCCAGTGCGGATAAAGGCTTGCCCTGCAGTAACGCTTTCTCTGCCGTCTGGCAGTAATCGAAGAAGTAACCCGCCCGGCCCTCTGCCGTGCTCTCGATAGTAGCGAAGCATCCGGTCGATACCGCCTCAAAGGCACCAGTGACGATTTCACGGGCTTTGTCAGGATACTTGGCGCATATCTTCCCGAACTCGGAAACGTGCAGGTAGCGCAGCGTACCACCACGAAATGACGTGCTGACGTATAGCGATCCGCCCTTCTTAAAGACGAGCTCACCAGACGAGTCATTGCTAGCCGGGTTGGCTGCCTTTATCTCTGCCGGCAGTTTGTCGTATGCGTACTTCACCTTTTCGCGGAACAGGCGCTTTGCGTCATTCAGCGTATGGGCGATCAGCGCGCATTTAGCCGACTCGAACAGGGCTGCGTCGAGCTGGATGATGCACACCTCAGTGGTGAAACCGAGCTGGCGGGCCTTCAGGATGATGTTGCGTGTGTGGATCCCTTCGAAGTATTCCCGCTGCTCAGGCGTCATCCTGAACCGCGTAGGCTTTCCCTCTTTGTCGGTGATCCAGTAAAGGTTGTTCAGCCGCCAGTCCTTGTCGGCCAGCAGCTTGATGTGCTCAGGTTTCATTACGCCCCCTGAGACAGTGAATCCATCAGGTTAGACAGGTCATCAACCGTCTTATTACCTTCCTCTGTGTCGAGGTTATACGCCTTGCGCTCAGCGTTTATCACTTTGATTTGAGCATCTACACCCGCAGTGATCGAGCGAGACATTGAGGCATGATTCTCTTCCGTGATATCTGCATCTTCGAGGAAGTCGCGGAGCTTATTGGTGATGCCGCGCCATGCCGCCAGGCTTTCTCGATGGGCCATGACCACAGCGGCGGCCTCGTCAGATGCCTGGTCAATAATCTGCTCATCGGTAACCACTGGTGACTGGTTACCGTCTTTGGTTACCGACTTGGTTACCTTGGCCTTGGTTGCTGCCCTGACCTTCTCTGTCAGGTCGCGCTGCCATCCCTCTTTGTTTGCTCTCTTCAGGATGGTGGCGTGGTTAACGCCATGCTTTTCGCCGATGGCCCTTACTGATAACGAACCAGCCCGGTAAGCCGATTCGATGGCCTCCCAATCTGGTTTGCTCATTGGTTACTCCGTTATCTCTTTACAGGCTCATACTTCAGCTTCTGGCTAATGCCATGCTTGACGAGGAAGTTTCTCACCTTTTGGTAATCAGGCTCGCAACGCATCATCAGGCAGAACACTGTCAGCGTCCTGAGGTAGACAGGAACCCACCACCTGCTTTTGATTTCAACTGACAGTCTGCACATCGCCATTGGTTTCTTCCTCGGTAGGAACTGGCGTGAACTGCACACGCTTCACATCGGCAGGAGTGAAATACAGCCACTGGCCCGTCTCGGTCGCCAACGGCACAAAGCCGTTTACCAGCTCTGGCTGACGTCGTGACATCTTTCCAGTGAAGGTTTCGCCTGTTTGGGTGGTTAGCGTGATTTGGTAGATGTCGGACAT